CCGCCATCCTTGAGCATAGCAGATACAACACCTAGGATTTCTTTTCTATTAAAGAGTTCGGTTTGTTCGACTTCAATGGAATTTAGGTTTGATTTAAATTCTTCAAGTTTTGTTGTGTCGACAGCTTCGACATCTTCTTCAGCAGATTTAAGCTCGTTTGAAAATCCGACAAGCGCTCCCTTTGATACTTTAATTTGAGCTCTATGATCTCCAATTTTGAGGTTGTTGTCTCTAATCTCGTCTTCAACTGATGATATCTCTTCAATTCTTGATTCATAACCTTTTACCTTTTCTAATAATTGTTCAAGCCCGCCGTCGAGTTCACCGATCTTTTTACCTTTGTCGGTAATAATAGTTTCTTTAAAATCATGTTCAATACCCTGTTTACATGTAGGACAATTATCATGATTGTTATAGAACGAAAGCTCGTCGTGGTGGCCACGGAGTTTAATAGTTAATTCTTGCTTTAAGCGCTTAGCTTTTTCAAGCTTATCTTTTACAGTAGGCTTATCAGTAATAGTTTCATATTTGGATTCAACCACTGTTTCAATAGACTCTATATTACTTTTTTCTTCTTCGATTTTAGTAATATGCTCAGTCATTTTAGCACGGATTTTATCAACTTCCTTTTCTTTAATCTTACGAATAGAATCGTTATGCTCTTCAGCAGTTTGGATTTTATTTTCAATTAAATCTTTTTGATACGAGTTTTCATTAATGTTTTCTTTATTCAATCCAACTCGATCTTTTAATAAGGTATTCATTGTGCTAAACACTTGAATATCTAAGAGGTCTTCAATAATTTCACGTCGAGAATGCGCAGGTAATTCCATAAATGGAACATAGGTTGCACTACCTAATACAACAATTTGAGTAAAAGATTTGTAATTTAACTTAAGGATACTTGATTCCAAGTAAGCTTGATAATCACGGGCAGCAGCATCTTGGTTAATCATATTTCCATTTTGCCAGATTTCAAGTAGGTTTGGCTTAATACCACGGCGAATAAGATACTCGTTAGGACCAATAGAAAATACGATTTCAACTAACAAATCTTTTTGATTAATTGAGTTAATCAACTGGTTTTTATTAATTTTTCTAAATGGTTTACCATATAAAGCAAAAACAATAGCGTCAAGCAATGTTGATTTGCCAGCACCATTTGTGCCACTAACTAGTGTATTTGCTGAATCATTCAATTTGATAACAGTAAAACTATTGCCAGTGGAAAGTATGTTTTTATAACGTATTTCTTTAAATAATATCTTCATGCAATGCTTTGAGCCTCAATATATAATTCGTCGATTAGATCTTTGATTTGTGATTTATCAACTTTAGTTTCCATAGAGTCAATATAAGCATGAAGAATATCTTTTGTATCCTGAGTTTCATCTAATATTTCGTCTACGCCAGTACCTTCAATATTCAACGCGTCTTCTATAGCTTTAACATCAGCTGCGCCTGAGTCAGCTAATTTATTCATAAACAAATCATGTATATATGGATTTGTTCTATTTTTAACAATGACCTTAATATATGCATCTTGGATATTTGTGGTATCCAAATGAGCGATATCCTCAATGGTCATGTCAGCATCGTCGTATTCAATTTTATGAAAGACTTGGAATGGATTCAATACCCGCTCAAGTTCTCGCGTTTCAGTATCTAATACGTGGAAACCACGGCGGCCTTGGTAATCTGACCAAGTCATTTCATATGGAGCACCAAGATAATTAATGTTGCCATTTTGTGATGGGTGATGGAAATGTCCAGAATATACTTGTTCAAAAGACTCAAATAATTCTTTCTTTGTACCATGCTTACACAACTGGCCTTTAATCATTTCAAATCCCATGATTTCAAAATGACCCATAAGGATATGAGCACTTGAATTTTCAATGGCTTCAAAACATTTCTCACTATTATTTTTAGTGATCCACGGCACCATCATAACATCAGTTGATCCAAATGTCAACTCTTTTGGTTCATGCTCGTAAATATGGAAATTGTCATATTCTTTAAGCAGCAAATCCATTGAATTAACTTCATTCGTATTTGTATAATAAACTGAGTGGTTACCAACAACAGCATGGTAAGTAATACCACGTGATTGAATTTGGTCAAAGAAAAACTCTTTAGCTCGTTTCAAAGAGACATAATTAATAAACTTACGACGATCAAATGTGTCGCCCAAGTCAAGAATTGTTTTAATATTGTTATCATCAATATGCTTAAAGAATACTTCTCGGAAAAACTTTTCCTGGTGATCTAAAAATACTTTAGAATCACCACGGACACCGAGATGCATATCAGTAATAATAGCTATTTTCATTTCTTTTTCTCTTTTTTCTGCGCCTCTTTGTCTTCGTAATCTTGTACAAAGCTATTCATATAGTCTGCGCTTGTATTGAGATAAAGATCTACTTCTTCACCGGTATATGTACCACCGGAAGCTAACATACTTTGAGAAGATTTAAATCTGATGTACATTTGTCTTTTTTCTTTAGCGATACGTCTCAAAAATGCATACCAAATAATTTGTGTAAAGTAAGCAAACGGGTTTTGAGATTTATCAGGATTAAAGTTTCTAATGTATAACAGACAGTTTTCAATTCCATCTGAGATCATATCTTCTTTGTATGTGTAACCAGAGAAGTTTGGTTTGGTTGCTAATCGTGTAGCAATTTGATAAATGCATGTACCAATGTAGTCTGGAACTCTTGGTAATTCATCTCCAGTATCTTCAGCGGCAGTACAATCAGCTTTATATTGAATTAACGCATCGAGGAAATCTCGATTGTTTACATAGTTACGTTTAGCACGTCTGGCCATTGCAACCTCCTAATGTTTTGTTGACTTGATATCATAGTATACTATATTATATAGAATGTCAACTACTTTTTTTATTTGTTTAACTGAAAAAAAGCCTTGACAATTTCTGGATACGTGGTATAATAGTCTTATCTACTATAAAATAATAGTTATATTTCAACGGTATATACCTTGAATGGAAACTGTTGTACACTGTATATCTCAATGCGTTTCCTAAAATGTTGTAAGGTATAGTTGGAGAAAGAACCTTTGGATAAATCATCAGTAATATCATATAGAGTAGCGGAGTCCGCGTCGTTGCCCTTTCTTAGGGCACGACCAATTGATTGTAATACTTTGACTTCTGATTTAGAACCAGATGCAAATATGACATTATCAAGTTTCTTCAAATTCACTCCAGTTGAGAATACACCATAAGATGCGAGAATATCATGCTGTTTGATTGGATCTTCCTCTACCAAATGACGTATACGTTCACGTTCATCACCTTTGGTTCCACCATATATAAAGTGCAATTGGCGATCATCCTTACGAAGCATAGGCTCAAGGATTTTACCATGCTTTTCAACAAGATCAAATAAAACCAAATTATTCTGACCTTCAAGAGACCAAAGCAAATTACGGATAAAGATATTTCTTTTATGATTGTTTACAAGGAATTCTCTTTCAGCAGGATATTTCTTACTGGGTTCTTTGATTTGTTTAAAGGCATCAAGGAAACCTTTACGTGCTTCTTGGCTGTGAGATAATACAATAGCTTTTACTTTAAAATCTGCAACAGTACCAGAATCAATCAAGTCCTTGGTAGTAACATGCTTATGAACTGGACCAAAGCATCCTTCCAATACAAGTCTATGTGTTTTGCTTTCCTCTGATTTTAAAGTTCCTGTGAATCCATGTCTATAATGACATTCATCAAGCGCTTCCATAATTTTTTGTAATGATTTAGCTTGGAACAAATGTGCTTCGTCACCTAACACAACTTTAAATTGACTAAACCATGCTTTTGGTAATTTAGCCAAAGATTGCCAAGTACTTACAACAATGGGAGCATCGGTTTCTTTATCAATACCGCCTTGAATTTTATAGATGTTCTCTCCTTCTTCCCCATAGTCTATAAAGTCTCCAGCCATCTGGTGCACCAGAGAGATCGTTGGAACGATAATAAGTGTTCTATGACCGTATTGTTCTCTGTAATATAGCATCATTAAGTAAATAATTAATGATTTACCAGAGGATGTAGGGGAAAGGGAAAGTGAACGACCAGATCTTAATGCATCTACGACGTATTTGTTTTGATAATCTCTTGGCTCAAATTTAACATTAAAGTCTTTTGCTAATTGATAACCAATATCATCAGGGATATCATAACCATGTAAAAGAGTTTGGTCAGCCCGGAGCTCGTAACCACGGTCTTCACAAAATTGTTTTAATTTATGGAATAAACCTACATATAAAACAGGTCTCATAGGAGAAAAGATACGAATCCATCCATCCCATACTCTATTTTTATATGCTGGGGAAAATTGATAGTTTTGAGGCTGAAACTTAAAGTAAGTCTCGAGCTCCATTTTAATACCAGCTTCACAATCAATTTTTAAATGAACGGCATTTAAGCGTTCAACATTCACAATATCCATA